GCTACAGCTTCGAGTCTGACGCCGTCGACCTGCTGGCCCGGCTCGGGATCCACTGGCGGGTCCTGGGCCGGCTCGCCGGCGTCCGCAAGGCGCTGATGTGCTCGCAGCTCGTCGCGATCTGCGGCGACCACGCCGGGATCCCGGCGTGGCTGTGCGGCAAGGCCGCCGCCGGCGAGGTCGTGCCCGGGGACCTCGCCGCCCGGATCGAGAGGAACCAGTGGACGTGAGCACCGAGGGGTTCCGCTGTCCGCGCCGCAGCGAAGCGCCGTACCAGATCGTGCCCGGGCCCGACCGGTGGCTGCCCGGCGCGAGCCTGGCACGCGGGATCGGGCCGTGCTGTTCCTACTGCGGGTCGCTGCAGCCCGAGGTGTTCCTGGGCAAGCTGCGCGAGGGCTGGATCGTCGGCCCGACCGACAAGTCCTACAAGGCCTACGTGCTCCAGCCGTACACCCCGGAAGAGCTCAAGCAACGCAAGACCAGCAGCCCGGAGTGGCGTACGGCCCGCCGGCAGGCGCTGGACACCGGGCTGTCCGAGGCCGAGGCGACCGCGGCCGCGGACCAGTACTGGAGCCGCTACCACGAGCTCGGCGAGAAGGGCCGGATGGTCGCCAAGTTCTACTACCAGCACCTGGCGGACGGGCAGCGGCACGCCTTCATCGAGCTCTACAACACGCGGGCGATGCAGATCGGCTACCCGGGCCACTTCTACGTCGCGCCGTTCTTCTGCCGTCCGGTGGACCAGGACCCGTTCGTGTACGAGACCCCGCAGGAGCCCCGGTGAACCGTGCTACCCGGCGCCAGCTCGTCCGCGCCGTCCACTGTGCCCTGTGCCCGAGGCCGCTGTCGAAGGGCGACCGGGCGCCGTACCGGCGTCCGTCGCCGAACCCGGAGCAGTGGGGACTGATGGAGACGGTGGTCGCGCATCCCCGCTGTATCGCCGCGGCGGAGAAGAGGCGCGCGGACAGCGCCGAGGCGGCGCTGGCCCGGCTGACCGCGGCCGCCGAGAAGTACACCACCCGGTCGGCGACCGCCGACCGCGCCCAGACCGCCGGCCTGTGGCTGCCGGACGGGAGCCGGACAGCATGACCGTGATCGTGCCCTACGTAGCCGGGATGCTGCACGAGCAGACCGAGGCCTGGGCGAAGGCCCGCGGCCGCGACACGGAGCTGGTCGAGCTCGACCGCGCCAACGACGCGGCCTACTGGATCCTGCTGTCCTCGCACTGGAGGAACCCCCGCTACAGCAACGAGGACCTGCTGATCGTGGAGCAGGACATGCTGCCGGCCGACGGCGTTGTCGACGAGATGCTGGCGTGCCGCTGGGGCTGGTGCTCCTCCCCGTACGAGGTCGCGAACCGGCAGCAGATCACCGACGGCCTCGGCGTCACCAAGTTCTCCGCCGCCCTCAAGGCGCTGCGGCCGCAGTTCATGATCGAGGTCGGGGCGATCGCCGACGACGGGCTGCCGGCGCACGACTGGCGACGCCTGGACACCCGGATCTCCCGCGTCCTGCGCGCCGCCGGCCACACCCCGCACATCCACGCCGCGTCGACGCACCTGCACGACTACCAGGCACGCCCGTAGATGTGCCTGACCTGCGGCTGCCACCGGCCGTTCGACCCGCACGGCGACCCCGCGAACATCACCTACGCCGATCTCGCCGCGGCCGCCGACGCCGCCGGGATCAGCGTCGAGCAGGCCGCCGCCAACCTGACGGCGACCCTCGCCGACGTCCACACCCACGCCGACCCGGCCGCGCTGTTCCTCGGCGCCGCAGGCCTCGACGACACCACCCAGCACTGACACGACCTGGAGGTCTGTGGCCCGACTGTTCGACACCGACCCGACCAGCGACTTCGCACGGGTCTCCATCCCGCTGCTGAAGTTCGAGGACGGACCCGACGGCAGCGTGTACGTCTGGGGCAAGGCCACCGACGGCACCCTGGACCGCGACGAGCAGATCATCGACCCCGCGTTCGCCGCCAAGAGCCTGCGGGAGTGGTTCGAGACCGGCGCGAACGTCCGGGTGATGCACTCGGCATCGCTGTACCCGGCCGGCACCGGAGTGGAGCTCATCTCCCAGGACGACGGCCAGTGGCTCAAGTCCCACATCGTGGAGCCGACCGCAGTGAAGCTGGTCAAGGCCAAGGCCCTGACCGCCTACAGCGTCGGGATCTCGCGGCCGCGGATCGTCCGCGACAGCATCGCCAAGGGCGGCCGGGTCGTGGGCGGCGAGACCGTGGAGGTGTCGCTCGTCGACCGGCCCGCCAACCCGAGCTGTGGGCTGGTGCTGGCGAAGATGGCCGGCGGCGTGGTCGAGCTGCTGGGCGGCGAGATCCTGGGCGAGGTCCCCGAGGCCCCGCGCGGCGCCGCGCCGTCGCCGGCGACGCTCGCCGCGGACCTGATCCGGCACGGCCACGCCGCCGGCGCCGTCGGCCCGGACGGCGTCGCGAAGCGGGACTTCGACCGGGCCGTGGGCGGCGGTGTCGACCGCGACAAGCTGGCCGCGTCGGACTTCGTGTTCGGTGACGAGCGGGCGTTCCCGATCGTCACCCCCGACGACGTCGCCGACGCCGTGACGTCCTGGGGCCGGTACAAGGGTCCGCACACGTTCAAGCAGTTCCGCAAGGCCCTGACGTCGCTCGCCGACCGCAAGGGCGAGGCCTTCGCCGCGAAGCTCCCGGCAGAGTGGACGCGCAAGCGGCTCGACCCGGACCTGTCCAAGGGCAGCAAGTGCCCGGACTGCGGCGCCTCCTACGACTCCGGCACCTCGGCGAAGTACTGCTCGAACTGCGGCCACAAGCTGCCGGCGAAGGCCGACAAGGCCGCCGCGGCCAACCTCGCCAAGGGCGCCGCGGCGGCTGGCGCGGACAGTGGCGTCGCTGACGCCCTGAGCCGCGCCACCGACGCCGTCCGGGACGCGATCGGCGCGCAGGCCACTGACCCGGACGCGCACACCGACCCGAACGACGCCAAGGTCAGCGCGCATTTGGAGGCCGCCGAGGACGCGGTGAACGCGGCCCGGAACGCCCAGGCCACCGACATGGCGCAGGACGACGTCGAGAAGGCCGAGAAGGCCGCCACCATCGCCGGCGTGGAGGGGACGCTGGCGCCGGTGGAGGGCATGCCGTACGGGCTGCGGCGGCTGCACGATGCTCTGTGCGGCGCCTACGGCTGGGCCGCGGTGAAGGAGGCCCACCCCGGCCTGGCGAAGCTCGGGCTTGGCACGGTCATCGCGGATGCGGAGCAGCTGCTCGCCCACGCGGTCCGCCAGGCCGTCGCCGCGATGGGGCCGGCCGACGGGCAGCGGGTCGCCGCGCTGTCGAAGGCCTACGCCGCCGCGGCCGGCCTCGCCGGCGCCGACGGCCAGGACATCGCCGAAGCCCGCGCCGAGCTCGTGAAGGACTTCCGGACGGCGAACCTGGACGCGCCGGCGATGACCCCGATGGGCGGCAAGGACGGGTTCGAGCCGGGCCGGTGGCGCCGCGGCTACCTGTCGGCCGGCCACGCCAACGACTTCGCCAAGCCCGGCCAGACCCCGCGGATCCCGGACACCAACCACGTGCCGGACGCCTCGCAGTTCCGGCGTGGACCGCTGACCGCCGGGCACGCCGCGGAGTCGCCGGAGAACACCGGCGCCGGCACCCGCCCGGTCATCACCTCGGTCGGGGGCGCCCGGCCGACACCGCAGATGGCACCGGGCGAGGGCGTCACCAAGTCGGCCGGCGGGGTGGCGGCGGCGATGCGTGCGGTCCACGACCACATCGCCGAGGCGCACCCCGGCTGCTGCCCGACCGCGCCGGACGTCCCCGAGCAGCCGACCGCTGCCGTACAGAAGGGCACCGACATGGAAGGCATCGGAAAGGCCGCGGCCGCCGCGCCGTCGCTGGCGGAGCTGGCCGGGCAGAGCCCGGATCTGCTGAAGGCGGCCATCATCGCCGTGGTCACCGAGCGGGAGGCCGCGCAGCGCGCCGAGTACGAGGCGAAGATCGCTGATCTGACTGCGACGCACGAGCGGTCGGTCGCCGACCTCACCGCGAAGTTCAACGAGCTTGCCCGCCAGCCCGACCCCCGGCAGGCCCCGTTCCGGGGCATGGCCGGGGTGGAGCAGGCACTGCTGTCCAAGGCGTCTCAGGAGCCGCAGGCTGCGGCCACGGACCCGCGGACGGAGTACTACCGCGGCTGGCTGGAATCCCCGGACCCGGCGCAGCGGGAGGCGGCCAGGCGGCTGCTGAACGCCCGCACCGGATCCTGACCCCTACACCACGTACACCGGCCCCACGCAGGGCCTTCTCAACCCTCTGATGGAGGTTTGTGGTCACAGTCCTCGAGACGCAGGACATCCAGCGTCCCAACCTGCCGGCCGGCGTCAGCGCCGGCACCGCGCAGCTCCTGAACGACAGCCTCGCCACAGCCGGCGAGCACCAGCGGGTCGCCAACGCGATCTCCGCGAACTTCCGCAACCCCGACCTGGTCAAGGGCGTCGGCTACGTCCGCGGCAACCAGCCGATCGACGACTACGCCGAGATCATCGAGCGGCTGGGCGAGGCCAAGGACTCTCTGGCCTACGAGACCTGGCGCGGCTACCACAAGGCTGGCGACGTCGCCAAGAGCGTGTCGCCGGAGTTCCAGCGGATGATGGCGGCCGCGTTCCGGGGCGGCCCGAATGGCATGGCCCCGTGGATGGGCCAGGTCAACGACGCCATCGCCAGCATCGCGGCCGAGCTCGGCAAGAACTTCTCGCTGACCTCGCCGCTGGGTTCCGGCTTCGTGCCGTTCAACCTGGTCGCGCCGTCGATGCTGCTGTACCCGTTTTTCTCCCCGATGCGGAATAAGTTCCCGCGCACCGCCGGGCAGGGTGGGTCGTTCCGCCGGAAGCTGGTGGTCGGCATCCAGGGCTCGCAGACCGGCGGCTCCGCCGGCGCGGCCAAGGCGATGTTCATGTCGGAGTTCCCCGGCGGCGGGTCGTTCGCGAACTGGCCGAACCAGCTGCCGGCGGCCGGCTCCCAGGCCGCGGCCGACCTCGTCATCCCGTACGCGTTCCAGGGCATCACCGAGTCGGTCACGTGGCCGGCTCAGTTCGAGTCGCAGGGCTACGAGGACCTGTCCGGCCTCGCGAACCTGATCTTGATGCAGGAGGCGATGCTCGCCGAGGAGTACCAGCTCCTGGCGGCCACCACCCACGCCATCGGCACGCCCTCGGCGGCGCCGTCGCTGACCGCCCGGGCGGCCGGCTCCGGCGAGACCGCGCTGTCCGGCGTCACCACCAACGTCTACGTTCGCATCACCGCCACCAACTACTTCGGCGAGACCGCCCCGTCCGCCATGGCGTCGGTCGCGGTGTCGGCCGGGCAGGTCGTCGACGTCACCATCAACGGCCAGCCGCTGGCCGCGATGCAGTACAACATCTACGTCGGCACCGGCACCGCCGACCCGGGCGTCGCCGGGTCGCACCTGATGGCCGCCGGCGTCGGTGGCGTCCGCTACACGCTGATGGGTGCGCTGCCGACCGGCACCGCCACCCCGCCGACCGCTGACACCGGCACCGCCTCGGCCAACGGCTACGAGTCCATGCTGTCGGTCACCTCCGGGTGGGCGGCGAACCAGGGCGTGTACCCGGCCGGGTTCCTCGGCAGCTACGTGAACAAGAACGTTGGCAGCACGCTGTCGCTGAACGTGCTGAACGCGGCGTTCGAGGGCATGTGGAGCGGCGGCACCACGAACCAGGGCCTCGGCGGCGTCAACTGGACGTCCGCCGGCGGGTTCCGGGTCGGGCCGGCCGAGCTGATCGCCGAAGCGACCGACGTCACCAACCTGTCCCAGGACATCGTCACCAACCGCGCGAACCAGAACTACCTGTTCTCGATCTCGCAGGACCAGGTGAACGACATCACCGCCGGCGCCGCGGTGTCGCACATCGTGAACCCGGCGAACCGCAGCATCGTGCGAATCCTGGTCCACCCGTGGCTGCTGCAGGGCACCGCGTTCCTGAACTCCTACACGCTGTCCACGGCCAACGCGTCGTCGAGCAACGTGTGGGAGGTCAACAACGTCCAGGACTACCTGTCGATCTCCTGGCCGGTGATCGACATGACGTTCCGGTACTCCCTGGCGCTGCTCGGCACCCTCGTGTGCAACGCGCCCCAGTACAACGCAGTGCTCGGCGGTTTGCAGAAGTCCGCCACCACCCCGTACAGCTGACCGATCCGGTCCGGCCGCCGCGGTACGGGCGGCGGCCGGACCTTCACTCGACGCCAGGAGGCGCCCGTGTCCCAGACCTTCACCGTCCCGCCGGGCTGCCAGGGCCTGACGATCGACGGCACCAACGCCCGCTACGGCGCCAACAGCTCCGGCCACGTCACCATCGACAACCCGAAGCACGCGGCCAAGGTCGCGACCAACGGCGCCGCCTACATCCACCGCGAGGTCCTGGCCGTCCGCGGCGGCCGGACCCGCATCTGCCCGAACCCCGACTGCCGCTGCCACGCGCACGCTTTCAGCACGAAGTGCCCGCGCTGCAGCACCGACCTCACCGAAGTGGAGGTGAGCTGACATGGCGTTGCGCGCGGCCAGCTCCCTGATGAGCTACACCGGCCCCGGCGGCTGCAACCACTCCCGCCCCACCATCGCCGGCGACGACGGCCTGGAAACCGCGGCCCCGGACTGGATCCTGGAGTGCGGCCCCTGCGAGGCGTCGCTCGCCGGGCACGAACTGTGGGGACCGGCGACCGAACCGGCGCCGCTGACCGTCGACGAGATACGGCTGCGCGACGCCCAGCACGCCGACGCCACCCGGAACCTGTGGGCCGGCCTGGCCCAGATGCCCGATCAGCTGGCGGCCCTGGCCCTGCAGAACCAGGCCACGCTGGCCCTGATCGGCCGGGCGATGGGCGTCGACTTCTCCACCGGGCTGCCGCAGATCCCCGTCGGCACACTGGGCGGCGCGCCCGCCGGCGGCCCGGCCGTCACGCCGCCGCCGGGGCCGCCGGCGCAGAACTCCGTGCCGTCGACGCCGGCGAGCGAGCCGACGCGGGCGCAGAAGGCGGCGGCGACCCGAGCGGCGAAGAAGGCCGCAGCCGCGCCGGACGCGGGCTGATCTGTGGGGCGCGGCCACGACACCTGCGCCCGCTGCTCCGGGCCGTCCGCTCTGCGCAAGCCCCGCCCGATCGAAGGCACCTGCGGCACCTGCGGAGACCGGGTGTGTAAGCGGCACCTGAGCTGGTTGGCCGGCTGGATCTGCAGCAAGTGCAAGCGGCAGAAGGACCAGGAGGAGGCGTAGGTGCCGTCGCCGTACATCACCCCGCAGCTGATCGCCAGCGCCCCCACCGGTGTGCCGTGGTCGCAGATCCCGGAGTCGGGCGCGTCGGTGTTGGCGCAGTACGCCGAGCAGCAGAACATGTGCTGGCGCTCGACGTCGGAGATCGACCGGATCTGCAACCAGGTGCTACGCGCGACCCTCGACATCGAGGAGGAGACCGGGCCGGATTACCGGCTCACGGTCGAGAACTCCACCGGGATCGCGCACCTGCCGGCCGCGCAGTGGCCGATCCTGTCGATCGTCGCCGGGCAGTGCCAGGCCGCCACGGCTTTCGACGACAACTGGTATGCGGTCCCGGCCGGGAAGATCCGGCCGCGTACGACGATCAGCACCTTCGGTGGGGTCGGCTCCACCATCCCGGGCGCGGCCGCCAACGGACCGTCCGAGTTCGCGATCGCCCCCGGCTACGTCAGCTCGTTCGCCGGCCGGAACGGGGTGCGGCTGCAGATCGCGTATCTGAACGGGTGGCCGCACGCCGGCCTGACGACGACCGTGGCCGGCGGCACGCAGCAGCTGGCCGTCGACGACGTCACCGGGATGCTCGGCGCCGCACCGATGATCTACGACGGGGCGCAGACCGAGCAGGTCACCGTCACCGCGGTGACCGCCGCGGCGTCGGTGACCGTCATGGGGGTCACGGTGCCGGTCGGCCCCGGCACGCTGAGCCTGGCCGCGCCGCTCGCCTACACGCACACGGTCACGCCGGGCCAGGACCAGATCCTCGTCACCGCGATGCCGGCCTCAGTGCAGTGGGCCGGGATCCTGCTGTGCGCGGAGCAGGCGCTGGAGGCCGGGATCGAGGGCCTGGTCATCTCCGACATCCGCGGAGAGGCCCAGTCCACCGGCGGCGCCGTGAAGGACCTGAAGCTGGAGGCGGAGCTGATTCTGTCCTCCTACCACCGATTCATGTGACCTGGAGGTCTGTGGCTGCACGTCACCTGCGCGTCGTCCTGGGAGCCCGCCGCAACACCAAGGCCGTGATGCGCACCGCCCGCACCGCGACCGGCCGCGCCAAGAACGCCAGCAGCGAGGGCGGCCTGTACGACACCCACGTCGGACACAAGGCGCGCAACGCCCGCACGGTGAACGCCCCGAAGGGCTGGTAGCCGGCTCGTGGCGCTGAACGCGGTGCTGCACTACCTGCAGGGCGTCGTGAACGGCATCGAGATCCCCGGCAGCACCAACACGCTGACCACCTACATCGTGCCCCCGGTGCAGGTGCCGCTGAACGGCCCGATCGCGCTGCTGCTGCCCGGGCCGGCGCACGGGGCCAGGCGCACGGCGCCGCGCGGCGCCGCCCACATCGAGGTCCCGTGGTGGATCGACTTACTGCTGAAGTTCGAGACGAACGCGAACACCGCGAACCTCGACCAGCAGCTGGCGCTGATCGTCGACGCGATCCTCTACGCCTGCTGGGCCACGCCGATGCCGATCCCGATCACCGACCCGACCACCCAGCGCGTCAGCAGCGTGATGGCGATCGGCGAGGAGTTTGAGGTCGACCCCCAGCCGCCGGAGACCCCGGCATCGATGAGGTCACTCGTGTTCAGCGCCACTGTCCGGATCGAAGTGAAGGAGTGGATCCAGGCATGATCGGCATGAGCACGACGTCGCACCAGTCGGACAACCTGCGGCGGTTCAACTGGACCGCCGCGGCGGTGCAGTGGGCGGACACCATCGGCCCAATCGGCCGTACCGCCCTGCAGCAACGCGCCCCGCGCAGCAAGCCCCAGCCCGGCAGCGGACGCCGCTCCGGGCGATTCGCCAAGTCGATCCGCTACGACCGCACCACCCGGCCCGGGCTGTCGGTCCAGGCCCGCTGGACCGCGAACACCCCCTACGCCCGGTACGTGATCGAGCCCACGAAGGCGCACATCATCCGCGCCCGGGCCGCCCGCACTCTGCGTTTCAAGAACAAGGCCGGCAAGTGGGTGTTCCCCAAGCAGGTCCGGCACCCCGGCACGAAGGGCACCGACTTCCACCTGCGCACGATGCGGCACTACAAGCCGATCGCGCAGGACGCCTACACCCGCATCATGCGCGACGCCCTAGGAGGCATGTGAGCATCCGATTCCGCTTCGACGGCCCGGTCGCCGCCGGATTCGACGCGATCGGCCGGGAGCTGCAGCCCGGCGAGGAGTTCGACGTCGACGAGCACCTGGCGCTCGCGTTCGCCAACCACGGCCACTGCGTCTGCCTGGAGCCGGACAAGTTGCGGCCGCTGCGCGACGCCGAGCAGGTCGCGCTGGACGTCCTGGTGGCCGAGCGCGCGGCCGCCGGGCTCGTCGACGCGCACCCGGCCGCCCAGGCCGCCGCTGCGGCCCGCGCCGCCACCGCCTCGTCGGCTACGGCGGTTCCCGCGGCCGCGGTCCCGGCCGCCGTGCCGGCAGAGCCGGCTGCGACGCCCGCGCCGAAGGCGAAGCGCGGATCCACCACCGACCTGCCGGCCGCGGCCGAGTAACCCCTCACCAGGAGGTATGTGACCTTTCCCCCGATCACTGAGGCCTACGCCGGTCTTTCGGCGACCGGCATCGCCGGCGAGTCGGCGTTCGGCACGGCGGCGCCGCCCACCACGTTCCAGCCGCAGACCACCAACAGTTTCGAGGTCGACCCCGGCTGGTTCACGCCTGAGGTGATGCAGGGCGTCCGTGACGGCCAGATCTACAACTTGTACGGCGAGGCTACCTACAACGGCACGATCGGCGGCCCGGTGTTCCCGTCGAACGGGATCCCGCTGTTGGTGTACGCGATCGGCACCGACGTGGTGTCGGGCACCACCGCCCCGTACACGCACACGGTGTCCCAGGCCAACCAGCTCAAGTCCGTGACGGTCGAGAAGAACATCGGCGGCGTCCAGAGCCTCCGGTTCGCCGGCGTGCGGATCAGCAAGCTGACGTTGAAGGCGGCGGCCGGGAATACGGCTGCGGAGATCAGCGCCGACGGCGTCGGCCAGTCCGCAGCGATCGTCGGCACCCCGGCCGCGGTCAGCACCGTCAACGAGCTCGGGTTCGTCTTCGCCGAGGCCAGCGTGACCCTGTTCGGGAACCTGCGCGCGGACGTGTCCGCTTTCGACATGACCATCGACAACACCGTCAAGGGCACCTACACGTTCAGCGGCCAGCACGGCCCCAGCTTCGTCACACCGACGAAGCTGCACGTGAACGGCACCATCGACGTGGTGTGGAGCTCGCTGAACGCCGCCACCTACGGCGACTTCACCTCCATGGTCAACGGAACTCTGGGCGCGCTCAGCTTCGGCCTGGCGCACCCGGTCGCCGCGAACGGCTCGATCACGACGAACTGCCCGCAGGTCGTGCTGAGCAAGTTCTCCAACGACCTCAAGATCGGCGACGTCGTGATGGCGACGCTGAACTACGAGGCCTCCAAGACCCTGCCGTCCGGCAACACCATCAACGCCGTCATCACCAACGGCGTCTCCACCGCCTACTAGACAACCCCTGGAGCTACCGCATGGGCTACCTCGACGACGAATCGATCAGCGGGACCACTCGAATCGACCTCGGCCGCGGCTACTGGGTGGATGTGCGCAACTGCCTGTCGCGCGAGCAGTCAGAGGTCGCCGAGAAGCTGCTGATGTCGGCGACGATCTACCGGGACGCCGAGGGCGGCGCACGCTCCAACGACACCTCCGCCTACCGGACCTACCGCGTCGCGGCCTCGATCGTGGCGTGGAACCTCGACGACGGCGAGGGCGACCAGGCCGTGATCTGGCCGTACAACAACCACGCCGCGATCCTGGCGGGCGTCCGCCGGCTCCCGGACCCGGCGTTCATCAAGATCTGGCAGCACATCGACAAGCTCAACACGCCGCGCTCCCAGGAGGAGCAGGCCCGATTTCCTGATGCAAGCGACGCTGGCGATCAGGAACGGGACCCCGGGGCCGGCGACGCTCACCAAGCTGGAGCTGGAGCGCTGGCTCTGGCGGGAACTCGGGGAGAGCCTGCGGGACTTCCTACGTCGGCCGTGGCGTGAGGTAGAGGACTACCTCGCCTACATCCAGATCGAGAACCGCGAGCGCGCACGGGCCGCCGCAGCGGCGCAGGCGGCCGCGAAGCAGAAGCGCGCCTGAACAGCGCGGGGTTGAGGAGGTTCTGTAGGGGTCGAGTCGTTCACGCTGCTGGCGATCATGGAGGCGCGAGACAAGGCCTCCGAGATCATCATGCACGTCGATGAGGCGATGGCCTCGTTCTCCAAGACCGCGGAGCGGGCCGCCGCACAGGCCACCGCAGCGGGGGAGAAGATCGACTCCAGCCTGCTGCAGACCGCGTCCGGCGCGGACGCGCTCGAGCTCGCCACCGCCCGTGTGGAGGCTGCGCAGGCCAAACTGACCGCCACGACGGACCAGCAGGCCGCTGCCGAGCGGGACCTGCTGGAACTGCGCTCCAGGGGTACGGCGTCGGCCGACGAGCTGGCGGCGGCGAACGACAGGCTCCTCGCGACCGAGAAGGAGACCGCCAAAGCAACGGCAGAGCTCTCGGCGGCGCAGAAGACCCAGAAGGACACCGCGGCCACGGCTGCTGCCGCCGCCGACGCGGCCGCCGGCAAGACCACCGCGGCGACCAAGGCGCTGAACGACTCGAAGAAGGCGTCAGACAACAGCTCGGACGGGCTGTCCAAGGTCGGGAAGACCGCAGGCCTGATGAGCCTGGGCCTGGCGGTCGCCGGCGGCTACATGGTCAAGGCCGCGGGCGATTTCCAGTCGAGCACTCAGCACCTGGTGACCGACGCGGGCGAGGCCCAGGACAAGCTCGGCATGGTCCAGGCCGGGATGCTCGACGTCGCCAAGTCGACCGGTACGTCGATCGATCAGATCAGCGCCGGGATGTACCACATCGAGTCGGCTGGGTTCCACGCGCAGGCCGGCCTGGACGTCCTGAAGGTCGCTGCCGAGGGCGCGAAGGTCGGTAACGCCGACTTGGACACCGTCGCGAAGACCCTGACGGGCACGCTGAACAGCTACTCCGACAAGGGCTACACCGCGACGCAGATGATGAACGCGTTGATCGTCTCGGTCGGGTCCGGCGACATGAAGATGGAGGACCTGGCCAGCTCCCTGGGGAACGTCGCCCCGATCGCTGCCTCGGCCGGTCTGGAGTTCTCTCAGGTCGGTGGCGCGATCGCCACCATGACCGCGCAGAACATGTCGGCCCAGCAGGCCACGCAGGATCTGTCCAACACGATCCGGAACCTGCAGAAGCCTTCCGACGTCGCGACGAAGGAGATGGCGGCGCTCGGCCTCAACTCGAACGACGTGAGCCAGCAGCTGGGCAAGCGCGGGTTGACCGGGACGCTGGAGATGCTGACCACCGCGGTGGCGAACCACACCAAGGGCGGCCAGGTCCTCATCGACTCCTTCCGGGCGTCGAAGGACGCGGCGGCCGACGCCCAGCAGATGATCGAGAAGATGCCGCCGGAGCTGCAGAAACTCGCCAACGCCTACCTCAACGGCAGCAT